ACCTGACAGCAATTCTGTCAACCCAAGGTGACTTGTAGTTGCTTAAAGTGCCTTTAATTTCATCAAGTTTCTCTTGAGTTGGTAAAAAGAAGAAATCTCCTGAATCCAACTCAATCTTTTCCCCATAGAGGCGGTTTACAGTGTCTTTAAGGCACCAAATACCCTTTTGCCCCTTATGGTTGCCAGAGGCGAAAGACATCCCAGGGAATGCCTTTCTCAAGTCGCTAATGCGGTCTATATTGTTGCTACCGAATCTGGTAGTGAATAGTTTGAACATATATGTCTCCTTCTTCGCAGGAATGAATGAGTAACCTCGCTATACGGACGAGGTTACTCTTTAGTTACAATACAAAATATTAGGTTATTACAAGTGGGTCAACATCGCCATCACTTGAGCAAGCCTGAAAACTAACTGAAGTTTCCGAGTTGCCGCCATGATTGACAGTGTGACTGACACCAGTTACAACACAGGTTGTCTCTGCTGGGGCAGTTCCGCCAGCAAGACCAAAGGTAAAGACAAGAGCATCAGAGGTTGTTTCCTCGCCTGACTTTCTCTCTTTTGCCTTGAGTGTAAGAACTCCAGTATCCCCCACTTTGATTCCGTGTTCGTTATCACTCATATTAACCGTAATGGTATATGTGAGGTTATCCACGAAAACATTCTGGATGAATGGTTTTCCGTCGCTGGAGAGTGTTTGTGCATCTCCGCTTCTTTCAAAACTAAATGATTGTCCACCCGTAAGGTTAGTTGACCCGAAGGTGCTAACATTTGATGGGTCTAACTTGAATGTGCTTGCCATAATACTTTTCTCCTGTGTTGTAAGACGAAATTAAGGATTCGTTATTCCTATAATTCTATTTATCAATCCTATTAGAACTTTCTTGAAGTAACTTGACTGACGAATACTTTTCTTCTTTTTTGAAGGTTTGTCCTCCAGTATCTTAACAAATCTCTCATATCTCTCTTGTTTATTAATGTAAAGTCTCTTATTTCCTTTACATATCTACCATACTCTGGTATATTGAGTATTATACGAAACTTACCTCTAATCTTATAGATTTTATACATCGTAGTAACTGATTCTCTCAATACACCACTGGCAACTAACATAGGTTGGTGTCCCCACATCTTTTGCTTACGGGCAAGATACTTTGGGTCTAAACTTGGGTAATTATAAGCGGCACCATTTCCAGTCTGGAAGTGCCTTATGATTATCTTCTCCATAAAATATTCAAGCATTGCCTCCACAGACTCTTCCTTGTGCCTTGGAAGTCGCTCTAATATTCTATTGAGTTGACTTAAAGTTACCATTTTTCTAATAATAAAGCACCTATTGACTTTCTAAATATTGGTTATACAATCTATTTATCGTTTATGGGGAAAACTATGAAATTATATTATCACCCTACTATTGAAAACTATGCTTGTGACATTGATGGTAATATCTATAGTTCATATATTAGATTGCCATTTAAAGGATGAAAAGGTTCAGACAAGTATCATTTACACAAAACTAATTTAAGTAATGGATATAGTAGATTTTATGCCAGAATATCGTCTGGTAAAAGGAAGCAAATTAAATGTCATCAACAAGTTTCTAAAAGAGTCTACAAGCAATACTTTAATGAAGATATTTAACTTCTGACCATACGGATGCTGGTTATTCCACTTTTCTTATTTAATAATTTCATCTTCTTATATTCAACGGGGAAATTACCATCCAAGTAATAGTCCAACCACTTTTGAGAATCCTCACAGTAATATCTCACAATACTCCATACATCAGTCTGCCCAACAGGGAATATTCTGCTTCCGAGCGAGCAACAAACTAAAGAACGAAGTAGCGACTTCAATGAAGCAATTTCCAAGTTATCTTGGTCAACATCATAGTAAAGAATAAGGTTTTCTGTCTTGTAGTCAAATGTATCTAATAGAGTATAAGAGTTTAATCCGTTACTCTGTATATTTGCTGGAGTCAAAGAAACTTGCTGCTCAAGATACTTCCAGCACATTGTTGTATTTTCAAGTGACTGTCCAGGGCAAGGACTCCAACCCCTATCAACTATATAACCACGAATAGTTGCTGGGTCAGCATATAAACCTGGGGTAAAGGCACCAGATATGTTTACTGTAGCAACTTCACCAGAAACTCTTTCCATTAGTTGAATAAACTCTTGAGGGAGAGCAGTAAGTAACTTCTCATACTGAAAAGCGATTTCTGAAAGTATAATATCGCTTCCACTTATGCTTCCAACCGCAAAGTCACTTTCTTGTGTCTGTGAGAATGAGTTGATTATATCTTGTGGTAATAAATTAAAATACATTGTTTAGTTTCCTTCTTCGTCGTAGGTATTTTCATAGGATGTTTCTGTAGAGAATACTACATCCATTATAGTAGCCATTTGAGTGACTTGCGGAGCATCTACACGGACATCAGTTACTCCTAACTCTAAATTCTTTGTCAACTCTGCTAGAGCAACCATCTTTATTCTCTCTAAAAGTAGATACTGTGTTTCACTACGATTGATAAAGGTAGGCACTAATATCCTTATAGTATAGTCAATCTTACGAGTTCCAAAGTGGTTTGGTTCAGCATCAAACGAATAGTCCATATTGAGTTGCTTGAGATAGATACAAGGCAATCTACCCATATTTACTTGGTCAACCATATCAATTTCACCCACACGAACTGATACTTTATTAGTCATAGACGAAACTCCAGCAGCAATGGCAAGTGCCGCTGAATTTGCTAAAGTATCTTTAATTTGCCCTATTTGATAAATCATAGTTTCCTTTAGTTATTGTTATTGAAATCTCTTCTAATTGAAATCTGCAACTCAACTGGTCGTCTTTCGTTTCCATCTGCATCAAAATATTTTATGTCTCCATAGATAGTGGCAGATGAAGAACCTTGAGCAATGACATTTCCGATAACATCGTCTCCTATATGAATCTCAACTGTTCCTTCAGTTTCCGAAAGGACTGTAGCAGAATATGCACCAGAGATTGGTGGAATAGTGCTGTCATTTAATCTCGTAGCTGGGAAACACTGAACACTCATATTGGTGTAACCAGTTAATGGCAAATACTTTGAAGGAATCTGTATTGTCTCTACTATATCGGAATCTTGCTTGACACTCAATGATACAACCGAGAATCTTGATGGAGAACCAGCAGGAAGGTTCTGAATACCAGTAGCAGTAAACTTTCCGTAAATGTCATCAGTATCATATGAGTCAATATCTAAATCAAAGAAGTCAGGGGCAATATAGACACCTGGGGTTGAGTTTCTTATGCTAACATATCCTTGCCCAGCAGGAAGTGTAACCGTACCTATATAGTAGCCATCGCCACCTATAGCACCACTTACGGCAACGGTGGATACTATTAATCCATTTACTTGCCCCTCTATACTCCAGCTACTTTCAAGTCCGTTTACGGCACTTCCAGATATGTCGGTTGCTAAAACTGTTAGATAATTTGTTCCGCTTTTCATTGTTTATTTCCTTATTATTTTTCTATTGCCATAACATAGACATTTGAGCGAGTTGCTGGCAAGGTAAATGAAGAATCTACGGTAATGGTATTATCATCATTATAGATTCTAAATTCTTGGTTTGCTGAAGTGTCGTAATCGTTATAAAAACCCATTATTTTTCCGCTACTCTTATCAAGGAACATTTCGGTTTTCATATAAGTGCTTGAACTCATTTCTGGGAACGATGCTCCACTAGGAATTCTTAAATTCACATATCCACTAGGTATTGAAATATTAAAGATAACATTCGTATTGTCTGAATTATATGCAAAGTTTTCAAAAATAACATCATAGGAGCTATCTTCAAAAGTTAATTCTCGCACCTCAGTTGATGTGAAATCAGATGAGGTTGGTATTTCAGACAAAGTATTCAAGTAATATCTATAGCTGTTTTCCATACTATTGTAGTATTTTAGGACCATAGTAAACAATCCATTTACCAACCCAATCCAAGCTATATCTTCAATTATGTAGTCCCCACCTTTTGTGTTTTGCGGAGTATATTCAGTCCAATTATCTCCATTATCAACACTAACAAATAAATTACTATTATATGTGCATTGCATCGCATATATGCCACCCAAAGAAACAAACTGTTGAGTTTTTAGGTTTGAATTTGCTGCAAGGTTACTCCAAGTGACTCCATCAGCCGTCCGAGTCATTCGTGATACTCCAGATACTAGAGTATTAAAGTAAAGTTTTCCATCAGCAACGAATGGAGTTGCTGGTGTTGAGTTTCCTGGGCTTGGCGAAACTAAGGTGTAGGATGAAAAATCTTGTGTCTTTAAAAGGTATTGATTGTATCCTGGGGAATCTAAAACAGTGAGATAATAGTATCCAAGGAACTTGACACATTTGCTTGATTCAGCTACGAAATACTTTGGTGTCCCTGTGATACCAGGAGACATAGTTTCTTCGGTTCCAGAAAAGTCCCTTGCATCGTCTGGAAACCATAATCTACAAATGTTTGATGTTACATCGCCCATTAGTAGGTATGGCAAATTAAACTTTTTATAAGCTACTTCACCGTTACCATAATACTTTCCAACTTTATAGTCACCTTCTGCTCCGTCAAAGGATACTATTTCACCACTATCATTGGTGTAAACTTCCTGAAAGAGACTCTTGCCAGTTATATCTTGATTTGTATGTGCTGTGCGAAATGTCATTATAGTTTCCTTATGCTATTAAAGCTACTTTGTATGCCACACCATTTATTGTTATATTTAGGTATCCGTTTACTGTTGTGGAAGAGCCACTTATACCTTCGCTCTGCATACAATCAGTAGCTATTTTGTCAGTAAAAGCCAAATCCAAGTTGTCTATATCTATGCTTAAATTACCCGAAATGTCTTGAGTAATAGTCTCTAAAGAAACTATATCTGCTTCAACTACATCAAGGCGACTATCCAAGCCACCAGAGATACTTGCAGTAGTGGTAAGTGGTGTGTAGGCACTTAAATCAACTTCTGGGATAGCCGCAAGTGTCTCTGAGCGACTATACACATCTAGGTCGTTACGGGCATTTGCTGGAGTCCTTTGGGATACTAACTCCACGAAAGTTTTGCTACGAGTAATGCTCATTTTATGTCCACCTTTTGTTCAATCTTTCCTACTTTAATTTGTAAATCAACTAAAGAATCTTTAATCGACCCGATATCCTTCTGCATAATTTCAATCGTATCTTGTCTTTGATTAATTAAAGCAACTTGTCCCTTTAGTGAAAATATTTCTAAAACTACCCATGTCACAAATGGAGTCAAAGAACCAATTATTACTCCAGCAGTTTTAAGAAACTTACTGTCCAAGAATATCTCTTTTTCTCGTTCATAGATGCATTGTCCCTGTATTTGGCAGTCATCTGGACGAGGTGTTTTATTATTATTGTGTGGAGGCATTGTATTATCCTATATTCCTATTTATGTAATATCCCAAATGTTCCACGGGCAGTTTCCAACAACTTGAGTGTCAAATTTATATGTAACACCAGCAATAACTTTTGCCTTTTGCTCTGCATAATGACTCCATAAGCCAGCCCACCAAGTCTGTATATCAAGTATCTTCTCTTGTTTGTCTTGTGAAGTGGCTGGATTCATAGCAATCCAGAGCATAGAAGCCCTTGAGTTGCTATCAAACTGGCTTTCAGCGAAGGTATTAGCAGCCTGCCATAAGTCACTCAAAGCAACTTCATTATCTACTATTATTTCTTCTGTATATCCAACACCCCATTCAGGTTGGGAAGGATGGTCAATAGGAACTATAAAGATTGCTCCAAAGGATGATGTTATTTTCTTCTTGTTCATATTAGATTTCCCCAACATAAGTAATTGTTATATAATTCTCAGCAGCATTTGTTAGCATGGTTACTGTTCCACCCGTTACTTGTAAACATTTTACTCTGATTTTTTGCCCAGCAATTATTTTACGGATTATAGTTCCGTAGGTTGTCATAGTCCACGAACCGTTTACTTGGCTTCTTCTTTCATCAAATCTGTTTACATCATCGTTGTTGACAAATAGACACATAATAGAAGGGTCACCAGAATTTGCCGTTCCAGACCAAGAGAAGCCTGCACTAATACAATACATGCCTGTCTGCGGTGCTGTTGCATACCAATCTCCACCAGACGAAGTAACCATTGAATTTGGGTCTGATACTATGGTTCCATAAAGGATAGTTGTATAAGATGTTGTTGGTATGGTTTGACCAGCAGTTGTTACAGCCTCAACATATGGAAGCGGATCAGCGCAGCCTGAGAGAGAAACCGTAAATGTATTGCTTGGTGACTCAACAACTGATATGCTATTACCACCAACTACATTTATGGAGTTTACCTGTGATTCTAAAGTGTTTACATCTGTTTCTATGGTGTTTATCTTTAGTATTCTTGGGTCATCACCTTTGACTAATTGAGTAACTGATGCTTGAGTTGCTGGAAAGTAACTGACTAAAGAAGATGAAGTAACTGTTACTCCGTCGTGGACTACCTTTAGATACTCTCCATTTTCTACTGTAGCAAGAAGCACACCACTGAAGTAAACATAAATTGGTGAACCGTATGGTGGTTCTGGGTTGTTGATGTAAAGAGTTGCTGGAACTGGTGCGGGAATTGTTTCTGGAATAATATCTACTATGCCGAGGTAATCCGCCTCAATTACCCTATAGTTACCAGAATTGGTTATTTCTGTTCCTGGGAGAGAAGTATTCCAAGCAGTAATTTCATTTATTACAGGGTCAGCAGTAGTATTCTTGAAAGCTGCTGTTCCAAAATCAGAAATCTTTGTGCCACTTGCAAGTAACTTTCCATCTGCATCTAAAGTTACTAAATCACCATCGTTTCCTGCAAGTGAAGTAATAGATGCTCCAGAGGTATTGATAGTCATTACGATATTACCAATGGAGTTATTTACGGTAATACCATCATTCTTACCACTAATCAATGAAACATATTCATCATTCTTACGGAATTGAAGGGTTGGGTCACTATCCCAAATATCATCAATTATCATTAGAGGTGCCTTTAGGGAACCTGTCATTGTGCTACCACTCTTGGCAACAAAATTATCCGACACATAAGTTTCTAAATTGTCAACTTTTGTGAATACAGGGTCGTTTCTCTTTGGTAATTGTGTTCCTGTAGCAGTTCCAAAATTGAATTTGGAAACTTGAACGAATTCCATTATAGGCAGTTCCAAAATTGAATTTGGAAACTTGAACGAATTCCATTATAGCACCCATCATAGTATCGGTAGTTACTTTCCAGATTTCTCCTTCTGGTATACCTCCGTAACTGACACCTCTATAATAAAGTAATACTGGAGTTGCTGCTCCAGAGTAGTTTCTTATGTAATAGACTTCGTTTGGGTTTGGAATTCCTGTATCATCAATATCCAAAACTCCGTTTGTTACTAAATTATCAACACTGTAATTTCCACCAGCAGTAATGGTAGTATATGGAGCAATATCAGAAAGCACACTTATTGAAGTAACTGGAATATCTGTAGCGACATCCTCATAGGCAGCAGAACCTAAACCAGTAACACCACCAAGGATTGTTTCGGTTACTCCGTCAAACTTATATAGTTCGCCACCACGGGTTCGGTTACTCCGTCAAACTTATATAGTTCGCCACCACGGGCAACTACACTTATTTCTCCAGGGTTGCTTGGAGCAACTGGAGTTGCTTTTTCGGTGAATACAACTGAACCTTGTTTGAAACTTGCCATTTAACATCTCCTTTAGTTACGGCTAATTAGCCCGAGACACATCTATTTATCACTTGACTGCTGCTGGAATCAACTTGGATAACTTGTCTATCTTATTGACTTTATTTAACTCTGGTGTCAATTCGTCTCTAACCCAACTCTTGACTTGGACTTCACTTGGGCTAATTCCGCCACTTGAGGTTGTCAAGACTGGCTGTTGCCAAATTACATCTATGCCACCTCCACCAGTAGTTGGATTTGCTATTGGATAACCTAAATCGGTTCTCTTAACTCGTATGGTATCTCCCTGTATGTAGTTAGTAGAAGATAAGTTGTCCAACTTCAAGGTGCCAATATCAAGTGTGCCAGCATCAACTGGAGTAATCAATAAGAACAACTCTCTATTTCCAGTGAACCACAAGGCATACTTATACCACTGGAAGAGTCTGTGAGCAAACCAAGTTCCATCGGTATCGTCTATATCAATTTCTATGTTTATTCCATCCCACTCAAACTCACCAGAATCATACACATCCTTACCGATAGTTCCAAATGTCTGGAAATACGAATCATAAGTAGTGCATTGCTGTTCGTCAATTAAAGCAGTCCATCCACCAACACCAGCAACCGTAGTTACTGGTGTTCTTCTTGAGGCATATTCACCATCTGGACGATAGTAAATTTGGAACACATCTACTATGTCGCCATCAGTAAAGGTAGTTCCGTTGTCGTAATTCAAAGTCCAAGTATTTGCTCCAGAAATAATACCATTATAAACTTCAACATCCTCTGTCTGATTATAGACGATTAATCTGCTACCATCTGTAAATCCAGCGACACTTGCAGTTGCTTGAATGATTTGCTGGTCAAACACTACAGTCGCTCCAGCAGTATCATAAGTTGGTTCACTCTGTCCAATAGCAAGAGTAATAGTTACCGTTCCAGTCGTTCCAAGTATATTAAGTGGCTTGGTGTATCCAGTAAACTCAGAGTCGCTTAAATCAACTGCAATAGGACCACCACCAAGTATCTCAATAGCATATGTTTCGCTACCCTTGGTGAAGTGACACGAAGTAACAGAAGCACCTCCAGCAACTCTCATTGCCGAGTCACTTGAAGCGGATTTCACTACAGAGCAACTGTCAAATGAAGTGGCACTTCCAACAATCTTACCGCAACCCGTAAAGGTAGTTCCAGCAACTTCAATTCCACTAATAAACTCTGGATTCATACCGAATATAGTGCCTCCAAAGTCATACGAGCCACTTATGCTACTTGAACTGTCAACTACAAACTTCTGGCGAGTTGCCGAACCAATGGATGCGGCACCCAACGAAAAAGAGTCATTTGCTCCGAGTTTAATTCTAAACTCCAAGTCATCTTCTCTAATCCAGTTGCCAACACCAGCAGCAGTAAACTCAAAGGCATTTGCATTTCCATCAAAATGAACTGGGTTTGTTCCACCGTTTCCTATCTGAATTGGGAATCTTGATATGTTTTGCTTTGAACCATTATTGTAGGTGAATCCCCAAGCAAATCCACTGTTCAAAACATTGTTTAAATTACGGAAGTCAATTTCTGCTCCAGAGGAACCTCCAGCGACTATCATGGGCGAGCCACTTAACGGAATCGCATACATATTTTTGAATATAGTTGCACGAGAAAGAGAAGAAGTGACAACTGAATTGATTTTATATGCTGTACCTATATGTGTTATATCGCTCCAGTCTATAGTTCCGCCTCCACTATCAGCAAAAGTTTCTGAAGGTAGATAGACAAACACACCACGAGGAATGTTTGCTACAGTTTCATTCATTTTTCTCCACAATACCCAAGCACCAGCACTATCTCTAAAATACATAACAGGACCAGCATTATCTAACGAGGAACTTACTCCCTGTCCGTCAAAGAATGTGCAGAAGATAGAGTCGCTTAAATCAACTACCGATGGAAGCACATATGCCGCTCCGTAGACTCCAGGCAATCCAGTATTTGCTGTATGTGTCTGTCCAAGTGACCTACGGTGCCCATAGTCACCTAGAGGTGCTTGTAATGAGTCCTGTTGGGTAATAGAATTGACTATAGCACCACCAGAAATATCATTTGTCCTTACATCTACACCGAGTAAAGTAGTATGCCCCAAGTTATACAAGAGACTTGCTGTTGTAGTTGTGTGAATATTAAATAATGGAGTCCAAGGTGGAGTAACTGGATAGGCAAGCACCTTTCCACCACTTTTGTTTCTTATGGCTACTGTCATCTGTGTACCACCATCGCTAACTCCAGAATGATACACATAAGTAGAAGTTGCTCCAGCGGTTAATTGAACATTTGCCTCTATGATTGTCTCTGAACTGCAACTTGTAGCACCGAGGTTATCTGTAATCTGCGAAATAGTAACTCCCTGTCCTATTCCTGCTGCCTGTCTGGATGTTCCGTTTCCGTCTCTTCCGAGAATATAGAGCATTAGGCAATTATCGGTAGTCGTAGTTACACTTGGGCAAGTTGGTGTCTGTGTTATAGAAGTTTGATTAGTCACAGCAGAAGCATCAACGAAGTTTGTTTCGTCAGCATCACGAATCAAGATTGCGGTAATTGCCCAATCGTCGTTGTATCCAGTTATTGTTGGATTTTCTAAAGCAGTTCCAGTATTTTTCTGATACCACACACCAGTTCTTGAGTTGCTATTGCTTGCTGCTGGTCCGTGTAGTTCAGTCCAACCAACATCTATTCCGAGAACAGTAGTGCCAGAGTCGTTTGTTGCAGCTATGAGAATATAGTCGCCACTTTGCTGGTTTTCAAACCAAGTTTCAAAAGTTATTGAATCAGTTATGGTTCCGTTTGTTCCAGTAGTTAAAGATTCTACGATATATGCCATGTTAAATTACCTCTATATTAGTTAAGTTGCCGTCCACATCGTATGTGAACGACTTGTTTGTGTATTGTCCAGAGCCACTTATAGCAACTAAATTCTCATCAATATCATAATAGAAACTTTGAGTGCCTAATGAAGTTGTTTTAGCTGCTAGAGTTCCATCTACATTATAGGTAAATGAAGTGTCTAATCCATTTATATCACTTGAAACAGTTACTTGTGTACTGATGTGCCACAAAATATATGTATTATCGTCTGCAACACCACTTAAAGTAACTTGGAAGCTTGTTGCGGTTCTATCATGAATACCAACAATATACAAGTCAGAAGTTGCCGATGCTACTTCCAATGTTGCTACAGGAAAGTCGGTGTTAGTATCTATTGTAGGATGTGTAATCGTGAAAGTTGTATTGACTGCATCGAGTTGCTGGCGACCTTGAATTCCAGATACAGACGAACCTCCAGATGTGCTAATCGTAAATGTATTGAGTGGCGACTCTACGATACTTAGATTACTTCCAGCAACTAATGTAATAATATCTTGCTTGGAGTTTATCTGACTCTGTAAGTCACCAGAGATACTTGTGGTGGTTGAAAGGAGTGTATAGTTACCTAAAGTGCCTGTTAAGTCACTTTCGTTGACATAACGAGCATCGTAGTCACTTAAAAAAGTAGCAGAAGTAGGAACTGTAATGGCACTTATTTGACTCTGTAAATCCAAGTCCAAATTAGCAATGTCTTGTGCAAGAGAAGCTGATACACTTGCGGTAGTGGAAATTAATGTATAGGCACTTAAGTCAATTCCACCAGATATGCTTGCAAATTGTGAAGCATTTAAGTGGAAGTAATCTACACCATCGCCTTGAATACCTTGGAGACTATTATGGTTCTGAATTGGTGCAGAGGCGACTTCAATGTTATAATCTAAACCATTTTGAGTAACAAGGATACTTCCACCACTTGAAGCAATTGAAGTGCCTTCTTGCATAATAGCATCTATTTGACCTTGTAAGTCACCAGAGATACTTGCGGTAGTGGTAAGTGGTGTCAAGTTCCCCAAAGCAACTTGTAAGTCACTTTGATTTGCTATATCACCTACTATAGCACCCCAAGTTGCTGTAGCAGCACCAGTAATGTCTGGAGAGTTTACCCAATTACCATTGAGATACTTGATCGTCTGACCATTCTGAATATCACTCAATATTACATCATTTAAGTCACTTAAGTTACTTGCTCCACCAGAAATAACAGCTAAATTGTAACCACCAGCGATAGGAGTAACTAATATACTTCCGTCACTAGATGTAATATCTGTGACTGTGCCACTTCCACTTATATTTTCTACTGCGGAGTCCACATAGTCCATGACGAATTTCTTGGAAACACCGCCTCCACCTACTTGCTGAATTTCTCTAGTTACTTCACGGGTTATTTCTGGAACATCTACAGCAATACCAAATGTATTACCTTCTTTTGTTACTTTTACATTGTCGCTCTTTGCTACTATACCAATAGGAGCAGGAATAGTTGCCTTGAGAGTATCTAATTCTACTTTAGTTGCTCTTGAGGATAATGAGGTGTTTATATTCTGAACGAATTGAGCAAGTTGTGTCTGAAGTGCCGTAAAGTCACTTGAAGATACTTTAGTATTGACTAAAGTTTCTATCTCGCTAATCTTTTGCTCTATTTCTTTTAGGTTTGAGTCAAATATACCATCAGCAAGTTCTTGACTATTCTTCAAAGATGCTATAGTAGCAACAGCCTCTGTGATTGATAACTCAAGTTCGCCTTTGGTTGCAGCAACTATCTCTAGTAGCTGTCTCTCTAGGGCTATTAGTTTGGCATTTGGCGAAGGAATACGAAGGATATACTGAGTGGCATCTTCGTTTGTATTAACTGCTACCTGGGCAACTTTGAGTTCCTGTTGAGGTTGAACAAGTGCCTTGACATTACCAGCGAAATCCTTTACTTTGACTTCGCCATTTTCTTGGAATAACTTTATGTCTTTTGATGAATCTGGTGGAGACACCTTTGTTGCTGGTGTTTCTGTTAAACGAATAGAATTCTTCTCAAAATTTGATGACATTATATTATTCCTCTTGTCGTAAGACACTGGTGTTGCCACCCTGGATATGTAGGTATTTATCATTCACTCCATCTATTTCCTTTAGAATAATTATCTTTTGCCCACATAGGTTGCAAATTGGTGTAATGATTTGCTTTTGCTACTTCTTCAGGATTACTCAAGTCAAACCAAGTCAAAGGAGTTTTGTGGTCTATATGCCACCCGTCTAAACAATAATTATCCCAAGTCATTCCAGGCAACCATAGAGTTTCAATATAATTCATAAACTCATCATATGAGCAACCTAAAATTTCTTCTGTTTTCTTTACTTTTATTGCCCTATGAAACATCGCTTTTATACAATGCTTCAAACGATACAAAGGGTCGCTATTGTATCTTTTCTTATGTCTATCATTACACTTCTCGTTTATTTGTTTTTTATTATTTTGGTAATATTGTTTTCTTTTATCTTTATTTGCTTTTCTTTTCTCTAAAATCTTATCTCTATTTTCTTGATAATATTTTTTACGAGATTCTAAAATCTTATCTTTGTTATTTTGATGATATATTTTTCTTTTTTCTAAAATACTATCTTTGTTATTTTGATGATATATTTTTCTTTTTTCTAAAATACTATCTCTATTTTTACTATAGCGATTCTTTACATCTTGCAAAACTTTATCTTTGTTTTCTTGGTAATAGTTTTTTTGATATTCTAAAACTTTATCTTTGTTTTCTTGGTAATATGTCATAGGCATATTATACTATACTTTATGGTTCTTCTTCGGTTTCTTTACAATTTTCTCTGTCTCTGCTTTTTTAATTGGATCATCTACTTCAATTTCCTCTATTATAAGTGTAGGCGAGAATAGTATTTCAGAAACATCGCCACTTACTGACTTTTCGTGATTCCTCATAAACTTTTTAAAGGATATTCTATTTCCGTCTTTAAACTTGATAATAAGACAATGTGCCATAGTTACTTTGTCGTATTCTACTCCAAGTTTATCTAGTATCTCTTCTGCTTTTTTTGGTGTCATTAGTTACTCCTATTGGGTATTTATGTATTAGTTACTAAACCATACCATTTATTGAAATTATCCCTTGCTTCTTCTTCAGTATCATAAGTCCCTATAGTAATTATCGCTCTCCACTTGCCTTTAGAGTAATAAACACCTTTATATTTTGACTTATGTTTACCATTTGAGTTTTTCTTTTTACAATTTCTATTGTTTACCGATACAGTTACTAAACGAATATTTGATAATCTATTATCGCTTCTTATCTGATTTATGTGGTCAATAACTAAACTTCTATCTGTTATTACCCCGTTGAAGCACTCCCACACAAATCTATGTCCAGAAACAGCAATATCATCTCCTTTTAGATTATATCTTCTATATCCGTGATTATTGATATATCCTTCAAGAAGTTTACCATTTTCATATTCTTTGAACGAATAAATTGTTCCATTTTCATCTGCTCCATAATCTTTATTTATTGGATGTCTTTTAATCATTTGCTTCTCCTACAATATTATAACACACTTCCAGTTGCTCGTTGTGTGTATTTTATTCCGAAGAAAAACCCCGTAGAGCAACTTACGGGGTAAAAGATTATTCTTTTAGTTCTTTATCACTATCTTATATCAATTAGAATGTCAATTCAGCCAATCCGAGTGGATTGAGCGATACTGCGGCGATATGGCAGTAGACTCTCCAGAGTTCCTCAAGCTTGGTTTGCGATATGCCGAGTTTCTGCATATTGAAAACCCCACCGATTGGAGCATCCTGTGAAGTGCCGAAGAACAACTTGTAGCCACTGTCAGGATTGACGAAGTAAAGGCTTGATGCGGTAGCACCTTCTGCCTTGACGATGTTGTATCCCTGGTAACTTGGAGTGCGGAGTGCAGTTCCAGCGAGTTCCTGCCATTGCATAGATGCTTCGCTACGGAGTTCGGCAACGACTGCACGAACGGTAGCAGGAGCACCAACGAAGTAGCATCTCTCGTTCTTGTCCTTGACTTCATCAATCAAGCGATCCAAGTCGCCTACATCTAGGGAAGCCCCAGCCATGGCGAATGAGTTGGTGACAGCGGAGTTGAGTCCCTTGATAGCGGTAGAACCGTTACCAGAGCCAACACCATCAGCAAGAATCTTGTGAGACATACCCTTGATAGCACCTTCAACTTCGGAAGCGACTACATCAGTGTAACTGGAGTAGAGGTTCTGTCCGATTGTGCAGACATTGAACTGAACTGCCATCGTGAGTAAGTCAACGGTAACTGGACCGCCAGAGATATTCTGGTTGCTGAATTCGGTTGAGCAATCAGCATAAACTGGAGTTGGAACAGCGAGCAACTGGTTGAACTTGATGCTTGGGCGGTCTGTGATACCAGCATTAGCAATAAGAGCAGCAGTAAATTCGTCTGTCTTGAGAAGGGTGTCGATGAAGCCTGAAAAGAGGTCATCTTGAGTTGTGTCTGCGAGTGCAGTAAGTGAACGAGCCATAGTGTATTTTCCTTTTTGAAAATGTTTGTTTTGTTTGAAGCGATAAAAGGTTGCTTCTTACCGTTATTGCTCCAGAAACATCCATTCCTAGAGGGGTTGTAAGAGATTGTCCAACCGCTTACAGAGTTATTTATAGTCGCTTTGAGCAATTACAAGGTTTTTTATGTTCCTTTTTAGTCAACTTAAAGCAACTTAACTTACCTAGATGATAATATGCCTTCCAGAAAAACCCCTCTGGTGGATCTGGAGGGGTTTCTGGAGGAAAGATGATAGTATTCATTACTTAAGGAATTTAGTAATACCATTCTTGAGTGATTCGCTACTATTCTTCTCTGGTTTGACTGGAGTTACTTCAGTCCTTCCTATATTCTTCTTTTTAGTATCTGTCTTGCCTTGAACAGCAAGGAGATGTGTCTTATTTTTTACCCACTCACCAATAAACTCATCTACCTTCTTGCCACCAAGTTTCACTTCGTCACCATCAAGTGTAGGTGAAGCATCTGATAAAACAAGTTTAGCGGCATCTTCAAGTGCCTCCGCAATAACTCCTGCCTTGGCAAGTTGCGACTTCACTTCGCCTCTATAAACCTTTTGCTCAAAGCGACTTATAGTATCTCTATACTTGGCAGAAACTTGTGCTTCTACGGCTTCCGCTTCGCCTTTCTTCATAAGTTCCAATAATGATGCTCTTTCGGCTTCTTGCTTCGCCTTTGTTTCAGCGACTTCAATCTTACCTTTGAGTTCATTGTATTCTTTTGTCTTACTATCTCTCTTTGTAATGAGTTCCTTTGCCTTGGAAAGAGGTAAGTCAACTGAAATACCATAAACATCAACTGGTATGGTTTTCTCTGGAGTTGCTTCAGATGCCTTTGGTTGCTCTGAAACCACTCCCGTTGGTTTCGTTTCTTCTGTCATTTGTTTTCTCCTTATATGGTTAAGGCAGTTGTGTCTGCCATTTGTTATACCCTACGATAAAAGTAACTTCCTTTTACTATAAAGTTGAATTGTTGTCCTACACTACGGGCTTGAACAAGTGACTCGTAGACACTTTCAGGAACAAAGTAGTAATTGTAATCTGCTCCACTTTCCTCAAAAGTAACTCCAAGTGTCTGTGTAGATAAATCGTATCTTACTTCACTCAAGCAACTTGAAGATACTTCTACAGTATCCTTGTTGCCTATGTCAGTAATAGCGAGTATCTTTGTTATTCCTTTAAGGATTAACTGGTTCATTTGCTAGTAACTCCTGCTCAATCATTCTCATATCTTCGTCTGATACATTATAGAATTTATTGATGTAATCCTTGATTGCAAGTTTCTTGAAGGTATTTGGGAGTGGTAATGCAAGTAAATCACGAAGTTTCTGTAAATCCTCACCAACATCATCAGCAACATACTTTCCTATATAAGCAGTTTGAGTTACTTCACCAGATTCTTTAGAAGATATTAAAGCAAGTATCTTATTCTCTGCTGCTTCTATGGCATTCTTGAGTGCATCACAACTAATGAAGAAATCTTCCATTGCTATCAAGCGACTTACACCACTCAAAGCAGTTGGCTCTACATTAGGGCGACCAAACCCAGCAGCATAGTAAAGATTAGTTTCTTCTAACTCAACTTGCTTACGGAGTGAGTCGGCGGAACCGTGGTCAGCACCAAGCAAATCAAGTTTGGCAGACTCCGATTCCAAAACAATCATTCTCTTACTTCCGTAGGTAATCTTTTGTTTAGTTCCATCTTCGTCTTGTTGTATTCTTACACCAGACAATATAAACTTTGAGAATACATTGTCAGTCATTTCTTGCTGGAGCAACGAAAGGATATTGACTATGGTTCTTTGGCTATCAGCGGGAAGTTGCGATTGAGGAATATCAAATGGCTGAATCTGAACTAAAGGAATAGAAGCATACCCGTGACTATAAGTTTCTGACATATCCTTCACAATCATCTTCTTTTCATCAAGAATCATATCAATGAAATCAGTGTCATCCATATAGCGAGCAAATGTCTTTCCATTCTCGTCCACCAAAAGCACTATTGCTTCAGTTATTGTATTTTCTATTTCCTCAATATGAAGGATATTGTCAACCTTCAATAAGCGAATATAGGGTCTTACACCAGAAGAATTCTTTTGGGCAATAGTAAGTATCTGTGTATCAGAAGCAGTAGAATCTGCTAATAGGTAACTTGCTCCGTCTATCTGTGCTGACTTCAAAGCATTTCGCATAAGGGTATTCAATGGGCTTCCAAAGCCATCGGCATCTGAATATAAAGTTTCTACTATGCCACTTTCTTCTCTAGTAGGTTCATTACGAAACACAGCAGAGTTATACTTGTTGATTACAGTCGCTACATAGTGCCTTGTAGGTGTCTGTGAGGTTCTGATTCTCCAATCCTCTTTTTCCTCACACTCCATCTTATGGATTATCTTACCATCTGGAGCATCGCCTTGAGTATAGGCAATACCAGTTGGTTTATAGGAAAGGCGAAGATACTCTGCCGCTTTTACCTTGGCTTCGTATGCCTTTATGTCAATAGGTAGTTTCTTTCCAGATTGAATTGCTTCTTTTAGCATAATTATTCCTTTGTATGAAATCTATTTATCATTTCATTAGTTTATTCGTGGCTACTATTCCGCTACTTCCTCTAAACTCACTATAAGCAAAGTAAGATACTGCATCAAATAAATGTGCATCATAGGTTGCCTTATCAAATTGCTTCGTTCCTTCCTTCCAAGTCAACTTATGAAAATCCTCAATAAGTTGCTTTATGCCACTTGAAATGACTATCTTATTATCTTCAAGTAACTTGTTGAATAGATTAGCACGGTCAGTGTGACTTGGGTTACTCCTTAAAGGTCGCATAACTGGTATCATACCAGCACATTTAAGTCCCTTTTCAATAATATCATAGTCACTTTGGTAACTCTTGGTTGTTCCAGCACTACCGCTCGCATCACCTACAACTATTATCCTTTTACCCTTTAAGTGACTATTCTTCCTTGTGTAGATATCAATAGCATCTTGTGTCCTACAAGTATCTCTAATGACTATTTCCCCATCAATCTTCATTTTGTTTCTATTGTAAGTTCCATAACCCCAAGACATAGGAAGTAAGTTAAAGTCGCATCCTAACCAACTTTCCCCAGGAACTTCATCATCACTAATATGACTATTCTTAAATGCATAAACAACTTGTCCAATGGTGAAGTTAATAATCTGTCCAAGAACCTCTTGAGCATAAAACTTCTCTGAATAGTTATTCTTAAGTTCCTCAAAGAAACTTGAAGGTAAGAATATGTTATCCTGGGAGGCACTTCTAATTATCTCTACATCACTCCTTTGTTTAGCAATATATTCATTGTATAAGTCATCATAACCATTCGGAGTTGTGGTGAGTAACTTTGGGTATATTCTTTCTCCAAATCCTCTTAAACAACCTAAAAACACCATTCGTGCCTCTTGTGATATGTCTCTTACTTCGTCTAACCAAAGTCCAGCAAATTCTCTACCACGAGCAAAGTCATAAGAATCTGCTGTTCCAAGGAATATTTGAGAAGCATATTCGTTACCTGGAATATGAATAGAAAGTATATTATCGTGTTTCAAAAAGCGACTTTTAAGAAACTCTGGTTTTTTATTGAATACCCATTTTATTCCCATTCTGTCAAGGTGCTGTGTTATATTAGGTAGCATAACAGCAGATGTCTGCGAATGAGTTGGAGAGAAGCAACCAAAAACTACTCCAGGCGACTTAATGAGTTGAATAATAACCCACAAAGCACCACTATAACTTTTGGAACTTCCTCTTCCCCCTATAAAAAGGATAGTAGGTTTAGTTGCTTTTAATACCTTAATAGTTGCAGGGAGCAATGATATTTCAATGTCCATCTAAAAGTATCCAATCTCTATATTTTCCATACTTCTTCATAGATGTTCTAAAAGAATCCACATTTTGATTTAAGTCTCTACCAAGTTGCTTCAAGCATCCTTCAATTATCTCTCCAGTAATGGTATTCTTTATTTTCCTTATTTTTGCTTGAATATGATTATTACCTCTACCTCCATCAGTTATGTTATATCCATATCTAATATCTTGAAGATTCCATACATCAATAAGATACATTTCGCTTCTCAATGCATTATCAACATCGTCAGTTTCTAAAATAACTTCAAACTTTACATTCTCTGTACCGTGCTTTTTTAGGGCATTATAGAGTTTTGGTTGAGACTTACAAGTTAAGTATAAGTATTTCTTCCATCTTTCAGGTATACCTCCTTTAGAGCAACCTACACCAACATATCTTTTACCATTTGGAAAAGTCAAGCAGTAAACACCTTTAGTTACTTTGTTCATTTACTACCCCTTTTCTCTTCTGCTATTCTAACATTCTCTTCTACTAATTCAATATAACTTGGGTTGAGTTCTGACCCAATCCAGTTTCTATTCAATATGACCGAAGCATAAGCGGTTGTTCCAGAACCCATAAACGGGTCAAAAATTGTATCACCTTCATTAGTGAGCATCTTGATAAAAAACTCTGGAAGTTCTGGATGGAAAGGAGCAGGGTGTTTTGTCTGTGGAGCATTCTTGAGGCACCCAGCATTCTGAAACTGCAAGTAACTAAAGGGATACTTCATATCGCCACTATCCTTTTTCTTCTCCACTGATTGAGATACTATACCATTAGCATCTACTACATCGTGAGTCTTTCGTGAATCATACTCCTGTCGCTTCAATGCTCCTTCAGACTTCTTTACTTTGACTTTAGAAGCATCCATTTTAGGATTTATTGTCTTGGTGAAATGGAATAAGTATTCGTGTTTCCCATCAAGTCGCTTTTGAGATGCCGAAGGTATACCATTCTTCTTCGCCCAAATATAAGAATCGTAGTGGCAGTATAAGTCGCTCAAAGCCACTTGAAGTTTCTGCGGTGCTAAAGAGCGACACTTGTTCTTGATTGGGGCATTTACATTTATTATTATGCTACCTGTGTCTTTGAGTTTTGGATGAAGCGACTTGAAGATGCTTACAAGCCAATCTACCCACTCTTGGTCATCTTTATTAGTTACTGCTTTGCCGTAATTCTTGACGGATTCATACGGAGGACTTGTGATAACTAAATCTAAACTATTATCCTCCATCCTCTCAATAGTTTTCATACAATCTTCACAATACACTTGATTATACATTAGTTGCTCCTTGTAATGCTCTTATAGATTCTTCCCCGTGATATTTCTTTTTAGCATTTATGAATGCTGAATATGCTTCTTCAGGGGTATTGAAGTAACCTAAACATATTCTTTCTTTATCAACACTTATTCTTGCTCTCCACTTTTTAGATGCTTTATGCCAAATAACTCCTGCATAACCAGAAGTATTATTTGATTGTATGCTTCTAAACCTTGTATTATCTTTATGTGAAAGCAACTGAAGGTTCTCTATTCTATTATCAACCCTATTGTTATTCTTATGGTCAACTTCCATACCTTTAGGGATACTTCCATTGAAGTGACTCCAAACTACTCTATGCCACTTCTTTCTACCGCCAACAATATAGTAACCAATACTATCTTTAGCAGTAAGTAACTTCTTTTCTCCATCATAATAAGTTTTTATCAAACCCTTACCTTCGCTCTTCTTATACTTACTACTCCAAGGTAATCCTGTAGTTACTTCATACCACAACCCAGGTTTGATTTCAATGAAGTTACTCATCTTCCACACCCATTAGAAAGATACTTCTTGATTTGAGTCATAAAGCGGTTGTTGAAGTCGCTTATAAGTCGCTCAAGTATCTTATCCTTGTCTAAATCATTCGCTTCGCAGTTATTGACGAAAGTATCTAAAGTATCTTCGTCTATGTCTATCTCTATTTTCATCTGTTGCTCCTTTATGAAATTAAATTAAAAACGACTTCTTACGATTTGCTTCCTTGGAAAGTAGTTGTAAGTTACTTTTGTCACTTGCTTGCTCTGGTGTCATACCCTCAAGGAAACAGAGTAGCAAAGGTTTGATATGGTCAATTTGCATTCTCTTACCCTTTGCTCCCCAATTCTTTCGTGATAGTGTCCTTGCCTTGCTTGACCACTTCTTGTAGCAATCATTTGGGCGGAAGTAATGCTTGATGTTCTTTATAGCAACTCGTTCGGCATACTTGAGTTGATAGTATCTTGATGCTGCTACAATTGCTTCTCTATGCAAATCACAAAGTTCCTCATAAGCGACTTCAAGTGAAGGGTTAGTAGTCATCAGTATTCTCAAAAGCCTCCTTGAATTTAGCCACATCAAAAGCATCTCCACAAGTGCCTTCTATGACTATGCCGTGTAAGCCAGGGTTACTATCATCACAACGATATGAAATACTCTCAATACGAATGGTTCTTATAGCCGATATGACTTCTTTGGCTTTGATGTATCTACCAGCAATGTCATCAAGTTTATGCTCAAGTTGGAGAATAGTAGCCTCAAGTTGCTCTTCATAAGTCATTATTAGTCATCCTTCTTTGCCTCTTTGAATACGATGGATAGCGAACCAGTTACTTCAGTTGCTTTAGAAACTTCTAGTGCCTTGAGTTCAATATCAATCTTCTTCTCAAGTAATTCAATCTCCTTATCAAAGCCTTTTACCTTTGATAGTAACTTGGCATATTCTACTCTTGCCTTTTCGTCAATGTTAGGGTCATCAAGTTTCCCACGAAGGAACTTTAAGAAATCAAACTTCTTATAGGAGTCTTGTTGTTGCATTTCTATACGACGAGTGTGGATATAATCAACAATTTGTCTATTCTTTAGCCAATCTCTGCCTTTTTTATGGGCATATTGTTCAGAATACCCAGCGAGGCATAATGATTCATAAAGCGACTTACCATCTACATAGAAGTCACAGGCACGACGGGCACGGTCATTAAATGACTGTCTGCTTCCTTGATTATCTCCGAGTTTAGGCATTATATTTTCTCCAATACTATTATAGAATCATTTCTTATCTGCTTCTTACTCCAAGTTACTCTCAAGGTTAGATTATCGTCTAACTTAATATCTTTCTTTAATTCCGTAAAGTTGCTCAAGTCAGCAAAGTAACTCAATTGTATATGTGTCTTATGAAGTTGCTTTACTCCAAAATAGGCAAATGGGTCTTTAATATATTTCCCGAACTCATTTAATATTGGTAACTTCAAGTTTCTTATTTCATTGAGAGTATATTGCTTCTTTAAATCACATACATCAATACTCACATTTGTTTTTAAATCAGTAACATATAACTCTTCGCCAGTAAAGTAATGAATATTCATATTCCTAAATGTCTCAATGCTCTTTGAAAGTTGATTCTCATAGAAACTCAATTCTTTCTTAACAACATATGCTTCACGAAGATGTTTTGAGCAGTTTAGACTCTTTTCGGAATCGTATAACTCAATAAACTCATCCTCAACATCAAGTAATGTGCTAATATCCTCTACTTCCTTCAATACATAACAATCCCAATCTTCTATATTTGACTTTTCTAATATATTCCATAGTTTAGGCTGCTTCTCTGTTGCTTTACCCTTTGTAGCATATGTACTCCATCTCTTCTTGATTTCTTTTGATTGTCCGACATAAATCTCATCAGATGGTAAATGATGGAGCAAATAGATACCAGAGAGTGTCTTTATGTCACTCTTGTAACTCTTGAAGTTACTCTTCAAAATATAATCTTTGATTTCTCTCATAGAAGTATCCATCTCCTACCCTTATTTATTATCTTCCATACAATTTTCAACATTAAACTTGTGCATCTGTTGCTGAATCCAGTTGCTCATATTCACTTTGAGTCGCTTTGAGTGTCTGCGGAATTCCAATGCGATTCCTTCATCAATACTAAAAAGCATTCGTAACTTGGTGTCACCCGTAGTTACTGGTCTGCCTCTCTTCTTATTCTTCTTTTTCATATTGCTTCCTTTATCAAGATTGCTTCTTTGAGTGCTTCTAACGAACAGTTTCTTACGAGATAGGTGACTGAATACTTCTTGGAGTGATAATGAAGGAGATTACCCGAATAGGAGGTTACTTCAAGGTTAGATAAGTTATTATTTGACTTACAACTATCTTTATGGTTGACTGCGAACATCTTACCATTGCGAAATTGTTCTTCATTGAGTAATCCAAAACTATATGCTACTACCCTATGACAGAGCAAATCCTTCAACTTACGACCAAAGGTAACAGTGAGGTATTCAGTCTTGTTTAGTTTTTGGAGTTTGAGAGGGTGTCCAGACAAACCCATAATAACTCCAGTATCACTAACTTGGTATCTTGGCGAAAGCGGGAATGGTTTGAATATCATAGGTTGCTCCAGTTATGTAGTTATTATTATACCACATATAGAGTATATATATTACTTACCTCGAATTTTGTTTATCCACTTATCTGCGGGTGCATCAATATGCTTCTTAAACTTATTCTTATAGTCAGGAATAAGTTCCTTATGCTCTTCTACAGTCTTGATGACTTTCACTAAACTAGTTCTATCTCTCATCCAACCCCATATAGCGACACCTACTACTATTACCCCAACAATAATACCTATGATTGTCAAATATGGAACTAACTTTACGGCAAGGAATGCTAATACACTTACTCCACCTAATATCAAAGCGGAATGGCGAGCGACTACTCCTACTATGGGATAGGTTGATAAGAAGAAACTACCTACTAAACATACTATGGCGAGCAACCCAGCAATTCTCCCTACCCATAATGCTTTGGATGCCGTTTCCTGCTCTTCCTGTGCCGTTATTTGAGACTTTAATGACTGAACCTCTCCTTGGAGTCTCACGACTTCTTTTTTCTTTTCTTCAAGGGTTAAAGTGGTTTGCTGTTGATTGTCATTTTTAGGAGAATTGTTATTATTTCTTATTTCTCCACAACTGCTCAAAAATAGAGCAAGTGTTGCAAAAAGTAGCAATAAGTATCTCATAGGCACCTCAAGCATATTTATGATATGAAAATATAAAAAGTTGTGATATAATAACTATAACGACTATAAATACCATTAGGAGACAACAAATGATTACTATAGACAATACCAACTACTACACCCCAGCGGAAATATCTGCTATGTATTCTATTCCCCAAGTAAATGTTTATTTCTGGATTAGAACCAAGAAACTTGAAGCAAAGAGAATTGGAAAGAAGATTCTTATAAATGAAACTCAAGTAAAGGGATTGCTTAAATAACAAAGAAACCCCAAGAGGGCAAACTCTTGAGGTTTCGCAACTAACCAAGAAGGGCAAACTTCTATGACTAATTATAACACTATTTATGAAAAAAGCAAGAGAGTAATCCAAGGATTATGCGGAAGTGGCAAAAGTCACAGTAAGCAAGAAGAAATCGCTCATAACAACGAAAGATACTTGTGGGTAGTGCAATCTACTAAACAAGCAATAGATGCTCTAAAACGATTTAAAGCACATAAGGTTGATGCTTCTATTATTGTTTGTCAAGAGACTTATAATAAGTATCCAGAGTATCAAGACAATCTACACTTGAGAATTTCCGCCACAACGGGCAGAGTTATTATTATTACTATGGCGAGTTTCTTATTGAATAGTTACAGTGATGACTTAAACCGTAATGGTATCAAAATTTATGAAGTAATAGTTGACGAAGTGGAAGTTACAGACATAGTTAGACCTAACTTACTAAACATTGACATATCAAGTTTGTGGAGTAACAAAACCACTGGAGTAAAAGAGTTATATGATACTAACTTTAGTAGGAATGACTATACTAAAGCATTAGCACTAAAGAATAAAGACATAAGGTTTAACTTCCTTACTCAAGAAATAACTAACTGTAAGTTTAACATTACTATTCTTACTACCGAAACCTTGATTAGTAAAATACTTGAGTATGGTGGTTTTACAGTAAGTAAGTATGTTAGAGATAGTAAGTTAGAGGATAAGTTTAAGAATGAGTTTTACTTGAATATAAAACATAGTAAGTTAGTAGTGGTTGAATATCTAAAAACTAAAGAATTTAGTGACTTGAGTAAAAAGTATGACTATGTTATTGGTAACAGACTTGACAAAGTGGAAACTAACTATAATTTAAAATCAAGTAAAGGTTTAGACTTAATTGGTAATAACTTGGTTATAGTTAGAAATTTAGTTTCTGACTATTTAAACCTAATTACTACATTACTAACTAACTTATCTAACTTTACACTTACTGAAAAAGAAATAACTAAATTTATGTATGAGGATTTGTTACTTCAAGCAAGTGGTAGAAGTATAGGTTACAGGGGTAAAGTTAGTGTTGATATACTACTTCATACTAAAGTATTAGAATTACTTGACTTACATAACTTACCATATAACTTTAAACTTGAAGAGTTACAACATACTGAACAAACTTTAAACGAGTTATCAGTAAGTTATGAAGTTAAAAAGCAAGAAATGCGAGATTACTACCATACTGAAACAAAAGTAAGTAGGGAAAATAACATTAAGTTAAGTATTGATAAACATTTACAACTTACTAACTTACATACTGATATTCTAACTTCAAAACAAGTCAAGCAAGTTTGTGGAAGTGGTGTAACTTTAGGCAAAGTTGCTGACTACTTTAAAACTAAAACTTCAATTAAGGATGGAAGAATTATAGTTAGAGGTGTTACTATCAAGAAGTGAGTTTCTTTCTTCTATAGTATTTGAAGAAGAAAAGTCACTTGTGGCAAAAACTCTACCCTTTACAAAATAAAATACTTTGGTATAATAACTATAACAGATATAAATAACAATAGAAGGAGACATATCTATGAGACACCCCTACAATAACATTCTATTAGAAATAGAAAACCAATTTAGATATCAGAAGTATATTGAGATACTTGAAAAGATGTCTAAAAACTATAAAGAGGATAGTGAAGAATACTCTGCTATAAAACTATCAATTGATTTGATTGATATTGAATGCCGAAAGTGGGAAGAGTTGCTTTTAGAGCAAATGAGAGATATTATCCTTGATGAAGTAAAGTATCAGAAGAAAAAGAAAAAAGAAAGTGAAGAATTTGGTAAGTCTATTGACAAACTACTTTCTATCTAATATAATAATCACAACCAGAGGGGAATAACCCCTCCTAACCGCCCACAAAGGGCAAGGAGATGTAAGATGAACGAATACAAAACCATAAACCAACTCAATAAGAAGGATAAAGAGATTGCTCTTTCTTATTGTGACAGATTCAGCGAGTCAATAGGTAAAACCTACCTAAACTACAATGAAGCAAGTCGTAACACCAATGATAATACTCTTATTGAGGAAATCCAAGAAGATATAAGTTACTTGGTAATAAACGATAATATCTATGTGGATTGCTGTGATGAAGGACTTATTGAGCAGATTGTGGAGTGGCAAATGTTAGATGACGATGCCGAAGAATTATTCAGGAATATAAGGCATCTCAATATCAAACTCTTCAAAATAAAGGAAACCATATGAGCGACAATAAAGAATTAATCAGAGCAGTTTCACTTCTAAACCAAGCTTTAGTGATGCTTGTCAATGAATATTACTCAAAAGAAAAGTATATTGAGTCACTTAAAAAACCTCGTAGTGACTTATCCAAAGACTTTCAGGATTTCTTGCTTCATAAGAACGAAAAGGAACTTGCAGGCATAATGGATTTCGTTTGTCGTTGCGAGCAGTTTATTGATGTCAAGGAGTGTCAAGAAGAAGAAAAAGAAGAGTTGACTGACATACAGAAGAAGGCACTCAAGTTGATTTTAGAAAACGAAAGAGTATGTGGCAAAGTCGCTAAACTCGCTGACGAAGCAGAAGAAGCAAAGAAGAAGCAGGAAGTTACTCCAAATGAGTAGTAACCTACACCCCGCAGTAGTGCCTCTGTGCCTCTTGCTTGCCTTTACAGGGAGTTTATTTGTTGGAGTGGCAACTTACCGCCACTTCAAGGAAAACTCCCCTAAAAAGGAAATGGTGAAGTCCTATAACCACCTGACAGGAAAGATAGAAGAAGTAGAATATAAAGCTCCTGTTTGGAAAACACGAGAAGTTTATAAGGATGGTAAGTATATTCAAGAAAAATACAGAGACTTCACCGAGCAGGATAGAGAAAGAGCAATGAAGGATTTAGAGTATCAGTATAAAGGAAGATTATGAGTATCTGTTGGTAATACACAACCCATAGTATATCCAAGAAACCCTTACCACAACTGGTAGGGGTTTTTTTGTATTTGACAGATTTTTGTAAAATATTGACAATCTGCTTATAAATACTTTATATACGAGAATACAACCCTCTCGTAATAAAGGAGATAGGATGAGCAACACACAAACAATACCCGCAAGAATAGACGGGAAGAATAATCCACTATATAGAAAGGAGTGGAAAAAGAAACAAGACCCAATCAAGAAGCGAGAGCAAAACCGAAAGGGTAGTCAGCAGTATAGAGATTCACACAGACAAGAATGGAATGAATACTTTAGTGGTTATTTCAAACAATGGTATCGCAAGAATAAAAGAATACACTTCCTCCGTAGCAAAACAGCAAATATAAAAGTAGGATTGCTTGCTGGAGCAAAGTTTGGATATGAGAATGCAATGATATTAGCAAACTTAAAAGAAATAGGTTGGAGCGAAGCATTAGACGAATCCAAGTGTCTCAATCATAAAATCTCAATAAAGATTTTTTATGACTTCAATAAAGATATACCAGCATTGGTAGTATTTGACAAAGATAATATTGAAGTTATACTAAAGACAGAAAATAACTCGGCAAGTTATCGTGAAGTAACTAACGATTTAGTGGAGTTGGCAAGTAAACTTGAGAAGAAATATGAAATACTAAAAGGTTTCACAAACTTCGTAAACTCTATGAGAGGTAAAATAGTATGATGAATAGCACCGAAGAAACCCTACAGTTGATATTCGTAAGTGACATTCTCGCCAACTACCAGATAATTCCAAGATACTCATACTTAGATTTGAGAGTAAAGTTACAGACAGACGAAGAATTCGTGAAGTTACTAACCACCTACAGAGATATAATGACACAGGAGAGCAACAATGCCTAATAGCACCTATATTCGCCGTTACCAAGTCCACCAGTTTCACGACACTCCAGTAAACCATCAATTTGAGTTGAAGCAACTTGATGCTTACCTAAAGAATTATTCAAGCGAATATATCTTAAAAGTTATTCGTAGAGAATTCATCGGAAAGCAATTAGCCAATCCACAAGGAGTTGCCGAAAGAAAAGAAGAACCAATCTACACAGAGTTTCACGAATACGAAATAGAAGTAGAAACTGGACTATGGAATGTTGGTGATATTCCTAAAAAGCAACAATAAGAAACCCTACTAGTCGGTAGTTGCTACAAACCCAAGGTAACAGTTGCCTTGGGTTTGTTTTTTAAGGAACTATTTTAGTTACTTTTATTTTTGTAGGTATATCAAATCTAGTCCCTGGATTTCCAGAAATTCTAAAATACATAGTTTTATTTTCGGTAACTACAGGAACATCTACCTCTCTGTCAGTTATTAAATAATAGGCATCACTATCATAAGAGTCAAGGTACCAAGCTGTGCCTCCCCTGTAGATATATTTTTTTGTGAAGCCAACAGGAGGAACTGACGAGTAAGGTGATATTACACACCCAACCGCAAAAAAAGTCTCTGGATGGATTAATCTATATGAATATTTTCTATTTGCCACTATAGTATCGTCTGATGTTATATAGACTAGTGCTAGGTATCCTCTCCACTTTTCAAAATCTCCAGTAGCATTTGGTGTAATTAAATAAATTTGCTGCGATGCCGTTTTTATTATATCGGCATCAGAAGATAGAGGCAATATTATATGTGTAGTCTCTCTAAAGTTTTTAAAACTATTATCTCTGTATGAGGAAATAATATCAGTCACACAATACTTATCTTCGGTGGAAAATAAAATTGTATAATTCACGAAATCTAACTCACCAATACCCAAAATTAACTTGTATGATGCCGATGCTTCCGCCGAAAAACTAAAGATATATTCGTTAGGTCCGCAGGAATTAGTATCTGTAGGAGAGGCATAATTAGCATCATCCACAGTTACTACTTTTGATGGCACATTTATTTCCTCAATAGCCATTATGTTAGATGTTCCATTTGGGTCGCCTTCTATTTCTTGGAATGAATATGTACCAGCATATACTGGTTGGTCCCTCGTGACAAGACATCTACTCACCACTTCGTCTGTGTATAAAAACCACTTCTTTTCGTGTTCGAATGAGAATAACCCTGGACGATTTGAGTATATTTCGTTAAACTTTTTTGCCTGTAAGCAACCACTTTTTCCTGCTATAGTAGGTTTCTTGAATTTAGCCACGGCATAATGATTTGTTCCTACTTGTGCCCAATTAAGTGTCAAAGAGTTTCCCTCTGCAATATCTATTCTTGAACTCAAGAAGTTCTCTTCGTATCCTTCTGGTTTTGCAACTTTGATTATCTTATTGTCTCCTATAGTTTCTTCAGTCGAGAAAATATAACTATCTTCCGTTGGATAACCGCCTGGAATAATAGTTCCGTCAATAGCACACACATCAAATGGCAAAGAGACAATCTTACTACTAGTGTAGCTCGCTATAAGATGGTCCTGTAACTCATATGTACTATTTGAAGAATCTCCTTCAGTCCACACTATAATTACCCACTTTCGCATCTGCTTATTTTTAGTCTCACTACTTCCGAGCGGATAATTTGCTTTATTGAAATCTATTTTATTGCTCAATTCCCAGGAAACTGTTGGGGTGAATGTGTAAGATTCTAGTGGTGTGGTGTCAGGAAACCCAGCCTGTTCTGCTAAGAAATAAGCTGAATTATCAGCCTCTAGGTTTACTGAATCTGGCAAGGCATATAGTGAAAAGTTTATTTCAACTGGTGTTTGTGGGTCGCCAACACTATTTTCTGGCAAGCAAGTATACCACATCCTTATATTTTTAAAATCTCCGCAAAATACATAAATATTAAAATTTATAGAGTCCAAGTTTGGATCTTCATATTCACCACTTCGATCGTACTGCCAAAAGAATTCTCTTTCTAAATCCAATAATGAATTCGTCTTATTTCTCATTAGTGAGCGGATAAAGTTATTATAAACAACTAGCATATTATTTCCAGAGTAGCACAATGATGATGTTTCGTGGTTAGTACTTGGCATTCCGTCACTGTACGAAGAAAATTCAGCATTTACTGGAATATACCTATGCCCATTAACTGCCTTGTTTGTATCAGTAATAGAGAAACCATCGCTCTGATATGTTTCAGTAACATTTTGTCTTGGGTCAATCTTCCAAGAATTTAGATTTTGGGATACTTGGGTAAATCCATCTGGTATCTCCCCAGGAATAATAAATGTATTTTGATTATCCAATCCCAAAACATTTAATAGCGAATATCCGTTTGGTTTCTTGTCGTCTATGTATTCGCAATCATAAACTAAACTAACAGCGGGGAAATAATCAGTTTCTAAATCAAAAGCAAATTTCTGTGTGTATATGTTTTTTCCTGTTTCGCCTGTGAATGTAGCAACAGTTTCAAAAATAGCATCATCATCTAGTTGTTCGTCTAGGTGTGCAATAAAAGGACTAGCATCATAAGAATAGACTGGATAGCAACCTCGTTTATACTTTCTGATCCTTATGGTTCCTTGGAACTCACCAAAAATAGTAGCAAAGAAATCAAACTTTTTTCCTTGAAAAGTATGTCTAGTAACTACATATGGATAACCAGTTTCCGTTTGTGGTGGTTGAAATACTCTAATGTATGGTTGTGTCCCCATATAATATGTGTTATGTAATGTTTCGTTGTTTTCGCCAGCCAAGCATACAGAATAAGAGTTTTCTGGATAGTCAATTCCTGCCCAATCAGCACCGCTAATAGGTTGTGCAACTGGCTGCTGTAATCTACCACCAGTTAATTTAGCATTGTAATTTGGAAAATTTACTCCGAAGTCGCTTAAGGAAACTTGATCTTCTACGAAATTGAAATCGGTATATTTCCCAAAGAAGTTTTCATTCTTCTGGTGGGTAATGAGAGGATTAACTATTCTCTTTGGGAGTGGAACAAATCTTTTTTTCATTTACAAACCTCTAGTGATATAGGCAGTATAGATATCACCGCTTCCACTAACATCTATAGTATGGCTAACATAATAGCAAGCCCCTGGTAATAGAGGAATAGGACCAGTTAGTGCATTGCTGTTTTGCACTAATACTCTACCAGTTACTCCGTTGTCTGGAGAAACTATGCCGTCGCTCGTTGACGATGGACTGGTATACCTATAGAGCCAAGCACGACCATAACCGTCTGGTAAATCGTCTGAAATTAAGTCCCAACCACCACTTACATCTGCTGTTAGAGAACTATTAGAATCTTCGTGAAAAATAGGCAAAATACAAGTATAACCATTTGCTTCGTTTCCGTCTATAATTTGGAGGACTTCTACTTTGGAAGTTTGCGAAGATCCACCCATTCCAACACTAAATGTTTTATTTCCAGAAGTTGTCCTAATCATTTTTGTGTTCCTCTTGGGTTAAATTTCTTATTTTTTGTTCTCTTGTGTGCAGTCATAATTACCTTTTCTCTTGTTTTCTTTGGAGAATCTGGATATTGTGTCTGGACACTAATTCTTGGAGAACCACTTGTCAAGTCATATTCAACAGAGGAAATATAAGTATTAACTGTATGCCTCCTTCCGTCTCTTGTATTCACATTCGTAACATATAATCCTATTTGTGAATTTATTCTTGCTCCACCTACTGGATTATTTCTTCTTCCTTGTGAGTCAAATAAGGCAAATTGGAACTTTACTGCTCTTTTTGTCTTGCTATGATACTTCCAAAGATGCTTCATTGTTTCAGCCATTCTTGGTAAGTCGTTTCTTACTATAGTATTATATGCCGTGTATTTCAATCCATCCATATCTGCACCATATACGAAACCAGGGCGAGCAATTGCTAATCTATAGGAATCATCATCTATAGTCAATACTTTTTTACCATCTGGCATACCATAAGTAAATGTAAGTCTCTGTGCTGAAAAGGAACCAAAGGCAAATACTAATCTACTCCAGTGACTTGCAGTAAACCAAGTTGGGCGAACTCTATAATAGTCAAAGAACGAAGCACCAGCATTTTCTATTTTCCACTCGTCTCTTTTTACACTAAAATCCTTGACAGTATCTACATAGTTTCCATTCTCATCAATCGTATGGAATATCTCACTATATGGGCAAGCAAATACCTCTGGTTCGTCATTATCTAGAGTAACACCATCATAATCTAAATTAAGCTTAGATGACATCCAGCCAACACCACCAACGGTCCCAATTCTCCAAATTGGGTTAAAGAAATCTCCGTTTGGAAAACTCTTAATGTAACTCCAACTTCTAAAATAGAAGGTTGGTTCGCTTAATATATCTTGGTCAAATTCGGTATTGAGCGATTCCTTACTATATTTCATTTCGGTTGCAGGAGGTGTCTGGTGATTTATAAGTCTCTTGTCTTTTGGTAATGCATCATTTGTATCAAGTGCCAATATGATATCTTCGTCCGTCTTGACTAAATCGGTTGGAGACTTTACAAGAATTCCTTCACTATTTACTTCAGTATCAAGTTGTGTAGAGACAAATGGATAAAGTGATATTACCTCATCTGCCGCCTTTGTTTCGTCCTCTGGAGAGTTCCAAGACCCTGGTTTCTTCCAGATGCCAAAGCATTCACCTGCTAGTATTGGATTCTCTGGATAGCAATAACCCCAATAAAAGTCCCTGTATGTTTTCTTATCTTTCTCTCTTAACTCTTTGTATTCTGCTACTTCCCTATTAGATAATTCCTCTTGAGTGAATTCTAGTCTATTGTCTTTCTCGTCTGTAGGACCATCATTTGTAGTTTGTGTTGGTCGTGACTTTGCTATGACAGTTTTAATATTCTCATTATCTGTTAAAACTTGTTTTGGTGAAACGAAATCCTCTAACATTTCAGTATCCCACTTTGGAAATACACCTATGTTTTTATTTGTTTTGCAAGGAGTATAAGTAGTTGGAGAACCAAAGAATAATATTCTATCTCCTATGATTTCTATTCTGTCATATGCCTGTTGTTCGCTCATAATAGTAAATGACTCACAAGAAGCATCCAATGATATTTCATTGACATAATTCTCTTCATCTTTGTCAAAGAATCTCATTTCTAAATTACCATCCTCAAGCAAGTTATATTTCCAAGAAATTCTATCAAGAACAGTTTCCAAGGCATCCGTAAGTGCCTCACCAGAAAATGATTCCATAGTTTCATACTGCTCTAACCATCTATTGGTTGATTCTGTGCCAGTATCTATATCGCTCCAGTTAGGGATTAAATAAAACTCAAAAGAGTTTATTCTGTAATCTAAAGAGTTTCTTATGATGTTATTGACTGCTTCCTTTACTGAAAAGAAGTTTGTTGCCATATCATCTTCTGGATTTATTGAAGTAGTTTTTCCATTTTTCTCAAACCCATAAGTCTGCCAGAGTGTATAGGGTTTTCCTATATCTTTATTTCCTACGGTGTTTCCGTTTATGATTGGGTTATATCCGTTTTCTGTGCAACCCTCTTGGAAATATCTTATTTTTTGGCGATTAATCCAATGCCCAACCTCGTATACCTGTAAGTTTCCTTTACCGTCACCAGAAGTCAACTGGATTTCTCTGGTAAATTCTCCGCAGTATCCCCACCAGATAAATGATTCATCTGCATTTCCCTCTGGTTGGTAATCTCCAGATGCTTGGTCAACAGGGACTTCGTATTCTTCGTTTGTATCTGGGTCAGTAACTACTCTAGTATCAGCAATCAAGTCTGTATCTTGAATGAAAATCCACCAGTTACTTAAATCCAATTGAGGTAAATCTGGAAATCCTCTAGCATCCCAATATTGCTTTTGTGACTCATTATACAAATCTAAATTTACAGTGAAGGAACCAGCACCAAGTCCCTTTTCTTCGCTTCTTATATTCTCGCCATCTAACCAGTAAAGTTCGAGGAATCTTTCATCTTCCATGTGCTCCTTCGCCCATATGCGGAAGTTACCTTTTCTACTCATTATTATTCTCCCTCATCGGTTACGAAAGTTGCTTCAACCTCTAAAAGAATCTTATTGTTTGCTCCAACCTTAATGCTATAAGTATAGTCAAGTAGTATGATGTTATTGATAGTTTCTCCATCAGCAACCATAGTTCCTCTTAATCCGACTATTGCCTTGAGTTGCACTTCAGTATTCCAAGCCAAATCTCTATCTACATACATTGTCCATAGATTTACTTTGCTATCAAGAGACTCCGAGCGAAGTCTCTGGATATATCTCGTGGATGCTCCGAGCGAAGTAAAGGTTTCTACAACTGGTTTTGGTAGTTGTATGGTGCCTTTCATACCATGAAAGGTTATTGTTTCTGTGCCAGATGTTAATGTTATTGACATAATATTTTCCTTTAGTCATCTATAGTGACTAGTGCCCTTTGCTTTTTCTTAAGTTTCTCAATCAACTTGATGGAACCCTCTGGAAATATAAAATCTTCCATATCTATTTCTTCTTCTGTTGCCTCTTCAGCCTCAAACTTTTTTGATTTCCTTGGTTCTGTTTGTGTTGGTTTAGAAACCATTTTTTCGCTAGGATTACCGCCAGAAAGAATTGCTTTTACATTTGCTTCATCTAATTTCTGCTTTTCCATCATTTCAAATGCTGATTGTTTGCTCAAGCGAGGATTGTTTATGTCAACCTTCTCTTTTATTTCAATGGGTTTTGGGTTGTTTCCCATCTGAATACTTTCTCTCTGGCGACGAACCTGTTGTCCGACAGAGCGATTAAGTTTCTCAACATCATCTTTTCGTTGGATATGTGCTAATTCTTTTTCTAAAGCACTTATCTTGCCTGTAGTTTCTATTCTTTCCATCTTTAAATTATCTTTTAGTATCTTATTTTCCTGTTGAGTTTCTTTAAGCATATTTTGAGTAGCATCAAGTTTCTTGACACTTGCCTTTAAGTCTGCTCGTAACTCTTTCTTTTGAGTCATTATTCTTCTATCTACAGTAATTTGTTCTGCTGTAGTAAACACCTTCGCATTCTGAACTCCAAGTTTCTTTTTTGGAAACTTCTCAATCTTTATCTTTCCTGCTTCGTTGATGAGTTTATCGTTTTCCTTTTCCATTTCACGAATATACTTCCAACTCCTCCTTGATTGCTCTAATTGTCCTCTAGCGAAGTATTCGTCTTGCTTCTTGCGAAGTTCATCTTCTAATTTTTGATTTGACTTCTCTATTCTTTCAATATATTCTTTATTCTCATCAGTCTGCTTTTTTACTGGAGATGACTTCTTTCCTCTGAACGGTCTTATGTTTATTAATCCTTTTGCCAATACAGAAGAAATAACACCAGCAATTATTCCCTGCATAGCACTAGATTTCTTGCCTCCTTGCTTCTGTAAAACAGGAGGTGATTGAACATTGAGTGGTTTCCCACGACTAACTAAATCAATCGCTACTGTATAGTTCTCGTCTGCCATGTTAAACCCTCTTACCCTTTTTATAGAGATATTCTAAATCTAACATTGCCTTAAATCTTTCAGCATTAGAGTTGTTGACTATATCTATCAATTCTTTTTTCATTCTATTTCTTGCCTTGACCCCATACATATCTTCATAAACTTGTCCCATTTTTCTCAACCAATCCTGTTGCTGACTTGGGCTTATGAGTTTATCAAGTTTCTCATTTGCCGAAGAAAAGCGACCCACAGAGAACTCACTACCCAAATCCATACCAGTTACATTTTCACCAATTCTTTTTACCCAGTTACCTAAAGTTGCTGCACCATTCTTAATTGCCTCTAGTGTTTTAGCAACAAAACCAATTGTCTTTTCAGCAACCTTAGAAATTTTCTCCATCAACCAGTTTATTCCCTTGGCTATTCTATCATCTGTAGCAATGATTGCTGCTGCTAAAGTTCCAAAGAAACCTCCAGCAATCTTAAGCACAGGCATAATACCACGAACTAAAGTAGCAACATAACCACCTATTTGCCTTGCACCAGAAAACAAAGGTTTGATTGCAACTGCCATCCAAGGCATAACAGTATGCTCAAGAAACTTCTTTGCTCTTTCTGGTGTATAGAATTTTGCAAATGTCTTTCCAATATTCTTTAGTAACTTTGCATCTATACCAAGTGAAATACCAATATTCTTCATTATCATCTTTATTTCAGAGGCATCTGCCGAAATACTTGACTTCATTCCTCCAAAGATATTAGAAATTTCCTTGATGTTATCCCTCATTCCCATAGCGATTAAACTTCCAAGCTGCCTAACTTCAATGAATCTTTCACCAATTCTGTCGTAGAATTGCTTACCATTTATCTTTACTGTCTTTAAGTAATCCCAGGTTCCGATGCGAAAGTCACCAATATTCTTTTTTATTGCTTTTATGGTAGAAGATAGTCCAGTATTGACTGAAATCTTCTTTGCTATATCCTTGAATGCTTTGCGGAATCCAATGCCGTCTATCGTGAAATGCTTTCCAAATTGCCTAAATGCCTCTCCACTAACCTTAAAGGCTTCTTTAGTAGTCAATAACTCATTCTTTATGAATTCGTAAGCCTTATCCGAGAGTATCTTTTCTACGACTTTTGTGGCAACTGCCATACCCATAAGGGCACTTCCAGACCCTCCACCACTACCACTACCGCTACTTCCTCCAGAAACAGCACCAGCACCTCTACTAATAGCGGAGGTATACTTCTTCCATCCCTGCTCAAGTTTCTTTAAATCGCCAACAACACCTCTCACCTTGGCACTCACAGCACCATCGCCATACATATTGAAATACATATCTGTTGTTGCTGTAGTCATATTATTTATTCCTCTAGTTTCTATTTATGCTTTTTTGGTAATACTGGAATCTTTTGTTGTGTGTTTCCCCATTCTAGTAAGAAGTTAAAAGCATTTGGTGTCATGTCTACCTCACTAAGGTCGCCAGCAATTAGTGAGTATTGAATAAAGGGAGTTCTTTCTGTAGGTAGTCAAAGTCAAACCCCATTGCTGCTGCGAATAGAGGGTCAAAGTCGCCAATGGAAATAATCTCCAAAGCATCCCATACTTCAATTGGTAAGGTATAAGACTCTTGGAGTGACATTCTAATAAAATCTTGAAATTCTGGATTGTCAAAGCGAATATCTTCTTCTCTTTGCGACTTACCAAGGAAGTTAAAAGCCATAGCACCATACCTATGCGATTTATTGTATGGAGACTCTTCTTCTTGCTTTGTTGGTTTCTTGCGGAGAGAAAGCATTACCCTCTTTGGTATTGCTGATGCTGGGTAAATATCTATAGTCATACCACACTTTAACCTGACAGCAATTCTGTCAACCCAAGGTGACTTGTAGTTGCTTAAAGTGCCTTTAATTTCATCAAGTTTCTCTTGAGTTGGTAAAAAGAA